GCCCTCATGTAGGCGTCAAGGGCAATAGATTCTATGGCTCTGGAAGGCTCCTTCTCAGAAATCCATTCTAGAGCCTCACTACTTCGCTTCTTGAGACTCGCTTGGTCCCGGGCTCGATCTCGTTGGTGTATTGCTAACGCTTTTCTAAATATCAGTCCCGGTCCCTGTTCCGCAGCCTCAGCAATTAGTCCAGTGTACTTCCCATCTACCTTTTTTAAGTAAATGTCGTTGATCTCATCCCGGTCATCATCATAATCTCTCCACTTGGACTGCCGGTCTCTCTGTTGTTTTTCCCAAGTATCTTTGGCTTCCATGACAGATGGAACCGCATCAATCTCTTGCTGTTCTCCAGGTCCTAAATCTCTGGAGAAATCCCCAGTAAGACCCCTTGCCTCCATCTCAACTTTACGGGCTACATCTGTAGCCTCTCTACCAGTAAGGGGAGTTGATTTAATCCCCCACCCCTCTCCCAGTATTGCCACAACACCACCCACCACGTCCTTGTCTGAGAACTTTCTCACCGCTGAAGGTGTCTCCTCTACGGCAAAGGGGGCTATCTGCTTAAGGAAGTATTCTCCAAGCTGCTGAGGGTTATCCCTCACTGCTTCTCCTGTGAGATCTTCGTTGCTAAGTAGATCCCAAGCCAGTGACACAACCCCTGAGCCCATTCCCCGAAGAGCCTCATCTGGGCGGCCCATTGCCGTGGTCACTATGGCACGGGCCAAGGAGTCATAGGTGCCCAATAGTGACCAGTCTCTTCCCTCAAACCTAATACGATTAAAGTTGGGGTTGTATCTACCATTCACGATAGGCCGAAGATCGGTTTCCTCCCCCAACATCTCATTAACCGCAACAGTCAAAAGCGTACCGTATCCAACAAGTCTAAGTATAGAACTACGAGCATACCGCTGTTCTATACTAGCCCCAGGGCGCATCCCCATTGCAGCCCTGGTAACTGTATCCAAACGTGCCTGCAAAAAACGGGGAGCGAATAAGAGCAGATCACCAACATTACCAAAAGCCTTACCTCTCGACCAACCGGTGACCCCGTTCACCGCTCGGGCAATTCTTTCTACATCACCCGAAGCCGTCAGCTCGTCTAGGGACCTACCCTTACGCAGGAGTCCAGCCAACTCATCATCAGCCAGCCGTAACCTCAACATGTCACCAAAATACCCGAAAGCTCGGTTAGCTTGCCTTATACCAGGAACTTTGTTAAGGAAACTGGTAGACCCTCTACCCAGCATGTACTCGGTGTCCTGACCCCCAACCCTGAGACCGGCCTTGCCCCACTCTATTGAAGGCATCCTACCAGCAGATAGTACTCGGTCATCATAATCTAGCAAAAACTTCCCTAGTACCTCATCACCACCTTTACCAAAAGCTAAGAAATGTGTCCGTAGAGCCTGCGCCCAAGCCTTCGGGTTCTTGATAGCTCCTAAGAGACCCTGAATGCCCGGTGCAGAATCGTCCAATGTCGCATTTAATCCCCGATACAGGTTGTTAATAGCTTCAAGGAAATCGATAACGGGTGCCAACTTGCCAGAGGTCTTAAGATCTGCGGCTATAACAGCATTGGCAGCGTTGGCAACCTCTACAGGGAAGGTACGGTTGTTAAGCTCGGCTATATCTATGAAGGCTTCTTGCCGGAGAGGACTTGGCCTTTTGGCTTGTTCTAGGGCTTTCTTCCACGCTGGGGCCAACTCAGCAACAGCTGCCCTAGCCGCTGTTATAGCCTCCTGGACCTCTGCTATATTCAGTCCCTGGCTAGGACCTCTACGAACACTCACGTCACGCAGGAATAGGGCCAAGGCATTTATATCATCAAACTCCGGATCATCTAGGAAACTGTCGATGATGTCCTGCTGATGCTTGGTTAGCCCTCCCTTCAAGGAGCTAAGACGGGCTAGATTTCTCACTAGAGTAGAATGCAGAGCTTCAATTCCTGGGTTCTGTTGGAGAAGCCTCATCTTGGGAGTCTGACCCACCAGCCCACCAGACTCATCTACCACGACTTTGAAGTAGTTGCCAATGTGGATGTCCAAGGCCCGGGATCCGGCATCTTTGGCATAGTATTGAAGAGTTTCATCTAATTGGGCATACTTGAACCCTTGTTCAATCCCTTCTGCCATGGAATCAAATGTTGCTGGTTTCTCAAATCCAGCCTTGCCACGAGGCCTACCCGCCCCCACTCTAAGTACTTCGTCTGCTCCTTCTAAACCTTCACGTCCACGGGGAAGGTAGAATCCACCCTCTAATATATCGGTACGTTTGGTTACTTCTGCTCCCAATTCATCCAACATACCCCTGAATGGGGAAACCTCTCGTTCTAGTTGGTCGAGGATTCTTTGCTGCTCTCCGGTGAGTTTTTCAGTGAACCTGGGCCTCCTAGCAGCAACGTCTTGAATGGTGGGAGTACCTATGAGAGTTTTATCAACCCCAGCTAGGGATGGGATTCGGCCATTGCCATCTACATCAAATACCCCGGCGACTGCTGCCTTAGAACGTGCGCCTAATATGTTTCCCTGCACATCAATAATCGCTTGGACTCTGCCCCTCTCTCTCATGGCAGGAGTAGCAATGTCGGAGAGGGGAGTGGCACGAAAAGGCTTACCCAGAGTACTGGCCACAATACTTCGGATACGCTCGAAAGGAGTGAGTCCAACCGATATAGGCTGGAGATTTATTATGTTGTTGGTGATCGGGGGGATGATTTTAGCAGCATCATCGGCAGAACGAACTAGGAATTTCTCTGGCCCCAGGGTGGAAGAGATCCCTAAACCTCTGGACAAACCAGGGATTTTTGTCGCTCCAGCCAAAGGTAATCCTATTTCAGTAGCAAACCCCAGAGCCATTTGCTGCCACCAAGGCCTTTCTCGGAATTCCTCATAGGACCTTGTAAAAAACTCTCCTGGAGTAGTATCCGATACCAGTGATTCACCCAGGACTGGGGAACTAAAAGGGTAAGCGGCTTTAATCAGACCTTCCGAGATACCCGCCTTTTCTGCTAAAGCCTTCTGTAGTCCAATAACACCCAAAACTGACTCTGTCCAAACGTCAGTGGGGCGCATGGCAACATCTAAAACAGTTTGACCAGACACGAATGGGTCCTGTGGTTTGCCTAGAGCCAGTGTATATCGGGTCTCTTCCTGTAGCTCGCCCAAAAACCCCGGCATTTCAGGAGCAGGACCTACTTCTTCAACCTCTGGTACTGGAAATAGAGGATCTGGCGTCAGGATGGGCCCTTCTTCAGTCTCGGGTGGAGGGATAATTTCAGTCCCCCAGTCCTCACCCTCACCCTCACGGGCCCTAACCAATCGAAGGAGTTGTTTGGAAGTAGTAGTTTCGAGCGGGAATAAAAAATCTGCCATTAGTTTGCCACGTCCGCCAAGAATCTGGCTCGTCTACCACTTCTTCCAGGTCTTGTGGAAGCCAGCTCTCTCTCAAATAAAGCTCCTGGCATACGAGCCTCTTCGCTGAGTCCCCTCAAGAAGGCAAGTTCTGATGGGAGAAGCCTTCTCTGAGCCTGTTGGGAAGGGACTCTGAGCCCAGCCACTGGGAATATGGATCGGGCAGGAGCGATGGCAGCTCCTCCCAAGAGTTGACGAATCCCTAGAGGAAAGGCTGAAGGGTTAGTGACCAGGCCTCCTGCCTGGAAGCCTTCCACTCCTTCTTCTTTAAGCTTGGCTAGTTCCTCTGTAGTCAGATCTGCTATGGGTGTTACTTGTGTGCCTGGTGGCAGGTCTACGAGCTCTGGGCCAGCTTCTCCTACTATTTCCAAGTGTGCCCCATGGGTTCTGCCACCAAACTCAAACTCCTCGGGCCGATCCTCGGAAGGAACAGGCGGAGGCAGAGGCGGAAGTATTTCCCCAGTCTCCCCCTCTGTTAGAAACGTGGGAGGCTTATAGCCTGGGTCTGTCTCCCACTTCCGCTCTGCCTCTGCCTGTTCAGCCTCTGCCTCTGCCTGTTCAGCCTCGAGTACCAGCTGGTTAATTTCCGCTTCCTGCCTCTTTCTAGACTCGCTCCCTAGATCAACAGACGTTCCCCGTACCGTCAGTAGATCCGAGGCCAGCTTGTCCTCTGTTATGTCCCCTAGTTTGTCCCCTAGTTTGTCCCCTAGACCATCTACTTCTACGCTTCCGCCTCTCAGGAGCTCTCCGTATTGATCCTCCAAGATACCTTGTATCTCTAGGAAAGTGAAGCCCGCCTTTTCCAACGCACTTACACGAGCATCAACCCCCGACGCACCAGCATCAGTAAGTAATTTAATCAATAAGCCTATGCTAGTGCCCCCCGCACCAGTTGAATCAGTGGTCACTTCATCTGTGCCTACAGGAGCCGTCCCAGTCCCAGTCCCAGTCCTAGTCCTAGTCCTAGTCCCAGTCCTAGTCCTAGTCCTAGTCCCAAGGCCTTCCTTAAATAACTGTGAAAGGTTCTCGAAGTCTACCTTTAGCTCCTCTATCATGCTTTCTTCCCTGCTTGGTCCTCCGTTGGCTATGTCCCCCAGAAGCTCATCCACTGTTGGAGGCCTGCCAGCCAGAAGGGAATCCTGAAATCTCCGGTAGGCAGTCTGGAGGAACTCTGGCGCAGGGCCTATTCTCCTCACTCCCCCTAGAGCTTGTACGTCGGCACCTGCTTGGAAATCCTGCTCAACGATGCCAGGCTCACCACGGGCCAAAGCAGATATTACTGCTGCATCCGTTGGAGAGCGGGAGAATTGGAGAGCGGCTTGGAGGGCCTCACTGCTGGTAGGACGGTTCCTGAAGTCATCCAGGGCTACGGCAGCTTCCCAGTCATTGTTCAGGATTGCCTTGGTAATGATCTGCTCCATGGTTAGCATGGGCAGTTGCTGCAGGTTTCCTGAAGTGTCCAGAGCGAAGGTCCTACCTGCTATTTCCAGTACCTCGGCTTCTGTCCGCTCCGGGCCTAGTTCTTTTATAGTGATCTGGCCATTAGGTTGTGTGACCTGGACGAACTCCCGGCCATTGCGGGTGATGATCTCCATAGTGCCGTCCGGAAGGTCTTCCACTTCCCGTAGGGAGGTAACGCCATCCGGCTGAGTTATCTGAATGAACTTCTGATCGCCTATTGTTACCGGTTTGACAGTAGCGGTTCCGGTCCCTGATACTGCTGGCTTCCGTCGTAGGAACCATCTACCTGTGGCAGAATCCCTTACTGCCTCATAGTCAGTGAGCCCTAACCTTTGAATCTCCCGATGAGCCTCAGCTTGTGAATCAAAAGCACCAGGGAACTTATCTTCTGGTGTAGCTGGGACGGCTGGAGGACGTTGTAGGAAGAATTTACCACTCTCTGGGTCCCGAATTACCACATAGTCTGGCACTCCCTGAGCGATGGCTGCCCTCTGAGCTTCCCCAATAGTATTGAACGCTCCCGGGAATTTCTCAACGGTATCGTCAATCCGCTGTATGGAATAACCAACACCAGGTTCCCATTGTACCTGCCACTTTCCAACCTGCCCCTGGTTGACAATTTCCTGTTTAGCCTCTGACTCGCTAGGGAAAATACTAGGATCCAGCTCTTTTGCCCTCTCCGTGAGTATGATGCCATTCATAAGTTCTGTTACATTAGTGTTTGTATGTTTGTCGTAGGTGATACTCCGAACATGTATAGCCTCTTTGCTAGGAGCAGGGGGCGTAGGATCTTTCGGATCATACCTATCGTATCTTTTCTTCCCTGTGATGTTATCGGTGTGCTCCCAAAACTTCTGCTGAGTCTCTAAATCTGTATACACGACAGGAGGAGTGGGATCACCGGCTAAGCCACCGGCTACGGCAGGACCAGTTCCAAGATACCAGTCTCCCGTCCCAGTGGGTTTTATTAGGGCATTGGGATGCTCAGTCTGGTGAGCACCCAACGCTCTACCAGCCAGTGTATATAAGTCCCTTTGAGTGTCAGGGTAGAATTCCTCTTTGTAAGCAGCATTAAAAATTGGACTTCCTGGTACTTGATCCTCAAATTCCCGTACCCAACCTTCAGGGTCTGCAGGTCCTGCCATTACTTCCCTATCCTCCTTACCAGCTTCATCACCTCTTCCATTCCTAGCTGGTCTATCATCCCCTGCTTCTGCCCAGAGGACATGCTTTCAAAACGCTTGGAAGCTTGGTCAGTGGAGAGTCGCTCTTGACCTAGGGGCACAACATCAGATTTATCAGCCAGCCGGAGAAGCTGCCTGTACTCCTTTACGACCTTGTGTATGCCGCCTTCCGCAGGATTGACTCTGCCCATTACAATTACCCCGCTAGATTCTGGCCAGTTCTGCCTGGCTTGGCCACCTGATTAGTTAAAGGTTGCCTGAGCTGGTTGACTGACCCACGGATGGCATTTGCTCCTTGTTGAGCTGAACCACGTCCTAAAGAAGTTGCTATGGGATTCCCATCTGGGCCAAGCAAGCCTGCTGGTCCCCCTCCTGTGGCCCCATTTGAGGGTCCCCCTGCCAGTTCACCCTCTAGTTCCTCTGCTAGAAGCTCTTCCATTCCCATGCGCCTGGCTGCTATTATGGCCATCTTCTGAACTACAGGGGGGAGCTTCCTGATCTCCATGGCTATCAAACGCCAGCGTTCCTCTGTGACGTTCTCCCGCTTTGCATATTCCTCCCAGTAGGACTGGTCTGAGAGAACTCCTGCCTGTAACTCTGCAAGCCCGAGTTCTCTGAGTTGCAACTGGAGTACTGGGTCTATGACTTCAAAGGTGACCTTGTTGGAGTAGTCCCCCTTAATCATAGACTTGTTCAGTATCTTCCCTTCCACCTTAATCTCCAGGTCAAGAGTCTGAATGAATTGGAGAATATGGGAGGCTGAGGTAGTGGCTAGATGCTGCATCTGAGTGGTAGGAGCTATGAACTTCCTGCCGGACGCGGTATCCAGTATGGCCTGCTGACCTACCGTACCTACGCCTTGCTGCCGAATACCGGCTTGGGACCTGGAGAATGTCCCAAACTCAATGTCCTTGTCCAGGTTGTTCTGGGCCTCAAACATCCAGCGGGAGAAGTTGTTCACCTCTTCCAGGGTTACTTCATCGGAAAGAGCGACTTCTATTATGTCATCTCCCCTGGCCAGTTGAGCAGCCAGCTCTGAAGCGTCCCCGGTGGTAATACGCCTGCGCCAGGTGGCCTGCATAAGGGCATTGTGCATCCCTGACATGGCCTGAGCTTGCGCTTTTAGGGCTGGCATGATCGGGTCCAAGAGACCTACGGCCAGGTACTTGACATCATTGCCACTTTCTGTGTCATTGTCCGTGATTACCTGACCAAAACCAGCGAAGGCGTGACTGAAGTTCATCAGTTTCCAGTCGTTGGGCTCTATGAAGAGCATTGAACCATTAACCATGAGAGCATGCCAGTATTCGGTCCAGTACTCTATGGAAGACTCAAAGTCGAAGGGATTCTGCCGCTCTTCCCAGAGGTTTACCGTCATGTTCTTGCGTTTTGGCTTTCCCTTTACCAGCCGTGAGTTGGTCAACTCATAGAGTTCCTGGTGAGTACGCCTGGCCAGTTTCAGGGCTACCCTTGGCTCTTTCTCAAAGGGGTCTAGAAGTACACTGGAAGGATGAGGGGCCCTGGTACGGAAGGGCATGAGGGTTCGTTTCTGGTTCTGCCAGACCTGCATCCTTATGTCGAAGTCATCCGGAAGCTCCCCTCTGCGCTTTTTAGGCTTGTCTCTGGACTGGCGCAGGGACTCACTATGTATGGCATCCTCAATTACGGTGTAGCCATATAGAAGAAGGTTCTTGGCTGCCTGCTTCCAGGTAAGAGATGGCTCCTTTAGTGCCACCTGGTGCATTATGGACTGCAGGGAGACTTCTACCTCATTGGCTATCTCTTCGTCCTCTTCGTTTTCCGACAGAGGCCAACGCTTCACCTTGGGCTCATGGGAGAGAAGATGATCTACGGCGTGGTCTATGATTGCCCTGCCCCTGGAAGGCTTGAGCCAAGAGGGACGTTTGGAGCCCTCCCACCATAGAGGGAAGGTGCTGTAGTAGTAGGAATCTGCGGTGCGCCAGTTCTCGTGAGCATCGTTCCAGAGCCCAGAGAGGTAGGACTTCATGGAATCGATGTACGACCCGTCAGGCTTTTCCTGTATGTTCAGTTCAGTCGGCAGAAGTTAAGCCTATCGAATGACTCTTTCTTGAATCCCATCCTGATCTTGAGCTTTCCGTAGACCGCACGGATCCTTACCATATCGGGAGTTTTCTCAAGGACTTCCATTCTGGAGAAGCCTAGGGTTATGAGGTCACCAACGGAAACAGTATCATATTTGACCTCACCAGCCATAGGGATTTGGTCTTGACTGCATCCGACTGGGCCCTGTACTGGCCGGGAAGTTCCTTCCTATCATGCTCTCGCCGTCAATCCCCAGCACTGTTCTGGGCTCATCCCTCTGTCCTGGTACTCTAGCCCTCTGCGCTCTGTCTCTGATCTGGTTGGCTATTCCAATAGCAAAAGGATAATCGTCATGGGCCCCTTGCTGTGCCTCTATTCTACCATGCTTGTCTGGATTCCGAATTACAGAGTAAAACTGAGCCAGGCCTTCTTCATTTGGTATAGTGATCTCTCTAGTGTTGCAGGCTGAACTGAGATCACCCCAGAGCACAAACCTGGAGCCTGTACGTTGACGAGTATCGGCGGTGTGCCAACCGACTTTCCCGTCCTCCCGGTAAAAGAGCCTTGGGTAATGGGCTTCAATTGCAATACTGATTGTTTGGATTCCCCAGTCATTATCCTCAATCCCCCAGATTGGGTTTCTGTAATACTCCAGGAGGTCCATGGATGCTATAGAAAGCTGCTCAGGCTCAAGAAGCTGACTCATCAGGTCCGCCACGATGTACCCGGTCTCCGTGTTCATTATGCCGGTGACCGAAAAGTCCTGTCCTACTCCATGTGAGGTATCCGTGCCAGCTGAGTACTTGTTCCCGACCTGGAAGTCCTGGTAGATGTTGGCGTAGAAACCTGCTCCAACTGGGAGTGTCCTGATGGGTGTCTTCAGATTCTGACGCATTGCCATGAGAGTGTCTGGATTAAAAAATACCAGGGTTCTTGGGGGAGATAGAGCCTCATCCTCATCCCGTGGGTATTCCTTCTCAAATCTAGCTACGTCATCAGCTTCTGACCGGCGTTCTTCATACCAAGTTTCATCACGGTCAGGGCGTACATCCCATCCGTAGAAGAGTTTGGTCCATCCTCGCTGGGTGGTCATTAAGAAGTTTCTTCCCCTAAAGTGTCTGTTCCATTTGAGTTACCAACTTCAGTTGGTTTTCTCGCTGCACGGTATCTCCTCTTAAAGAGAGAATCCGCGTTGTCCCCGTTGGAGGTGGAGATCAAGATCAGCTGACCTCCATTATCATTCAGAGTGGGCTCTACGGCAGTGACATTCTCCTCCAGGTGTGGATGGAAATCAGCCTCATCAAACACAGCTTTCGTAGCTGTGTAACTTCTTCCTGATTTCTGAGTAGACGGAAGGGCTCTGATCCAGGAATCAATAGAGGGAAATGCCAGTTCTTGCTGGTTGTCAAGAGATTTCACCTTCACTTGGAGCTGTGGCGGTAGATTCTGGTATATGAATTTAGCCTTGTGAAGGAGCTCTATGCACTCAGACTCTCCCTGGCTGAACATGAGTAGCTGGGCACCACTTTCAAATAGAGCACAGCGCAGGAAATGGGCTGCAATAAGCCAAGAAGCCCCAATTTGACGGGACTTGAGCCAGACTACCCGTTCCTGGTCTGTTAGGACCTGTATAGCATCTGTCAGATGTGGCCATTTCTCAAATTTTAGCTTCCCGCGTCCTGGTGGAGGCTCCAGGATGTAGACATAGTCTACAAAATACTCCAGATACTGCCTTGAAAGCTCCAGATGAGCTTCTTCTGCGACTGTTTCTTCTACAGTTCGTGTCATTCTTGGTGGATCCTACAGCTCACTCTGTTACCTCTATTTCTTTGGGAGTATTGTGCTCTGTAGAATTGGTTATCCTGGGAGCTGCCAGGGATAGCAACTCCTCCTTTGACATGGAGGCGATAAGGTGAAGGTGCTCAGTTTGTACTGGCCCACCTTCCGGGGATGAAAGCGCCAGGTCCTGTACTACCTTGCCGAATCCACGGTCTGCCAGCCAGTTGCAGGCCTCTAGCTGGTCTCTCTGCTTCTTGCTCTTCAGCCCACGTAGCACATCTAGCATGAAGTCTACCAGCTCCTCGCCATTGTGAGTCTTGGACCTGATCATGGCACCAAGTCCCAGGGGCCTTCCACTGGGGTTACCTGACTTCCCTGGCTGGAATTGGAAAGACTTGAGCTGTTCTATTGCCATTTGGCCCCCCTATATGGTGTACCACCCTATTCTTTTGGGTCCTACTTTCTCTTCCTTCCTTCCTTTATTTATTATTAATTACTGTAGGGGCCACACACATTCCCACAAGACCACAAATCTACATCCCTATCCCGCCACAGACCTACACTCCTACGCCCCTATCCTCCTAAAGCCCACATCTTTACAAATCACCTTATTGCTTCTCACTATTTTGTCTCGCTATTGCTTCTCGCTATTGCTTCTCACTTTACATTAAAAATGGAGAGTTTGACACCTGAAGGCTTTAGTTGGTTCCCAGTCACGGACTTAAAGGGACCCACGGGGTCCGGGGTAGGTCTGACCTACGAGTCTATTGCAACCATTTGCAGATAGTAATGCAACCATTTGCAGATAATAATCAATACTCCTTCGCCTGCCAGGCTCTGCCTCTTCCCCTTCCATTTTCACGCCTGGCAGACCCCCATTGTCCAAAACCTAAAATCTCCCATATGGCCACCTAACGCCCATTGTCTGACAAGCTACCCATAGGTTAGCTTTCCCGTTTCCGCCCCTGTACGTGGCTTAGGTGTCCATCTGAGAGATTTTAGATCATATGTTTCCCGACGTAATCCGTAATTTGCCCCTATCTAGTCAATACGAATACCGTCACCAGCTAGCCAATTGAGCCATTTTCGTTACGAATATCGTCATTTGGACTCTATGCCTAGTAGAACGTATGTTCTTGCCATTTTCACGCCTGCCAGGCTCTGCCATCTGCTCATTTTGAGCCTGCAGCAGACTGTTTCCAGGCACTTAGCAGTTCAAGCACCAAACAACAAAATGATATATACAATCATAAAATTTCTTGGTGATTCGTGCCTAGCGACGTTTGACAGGCTTAAAATGGAAATGATAAGATATTGTCATACCGAAGAGCCAGACGGCAGACGGGAAGGAACAAATGCGGAGCCCATCCTCAGCCAGGCGGTACATAGCACCGGCAGATAGGGCCACAAGCGGCCCACTTGGCTTCCCGTCAATCTGTCACGGCCATCCGGAAAAACCGCCTATAGGTAGAGCCAAGTTGTCCAGCCATCGGCGCAAACTGGATTGCCAGCATGTAGGACATCCGCACCACAATGGTGCTGTCAAGACTATAGCCAACTAAGCTCAGGCTACATATACGGTGCACCGCGCAGCACTTGAAAAAAGCGACGATATAGATAAGGAGTATATCTATGGTATTCACAAGAGAGTTAGTAACTCTAGTCCTAACTAATAAGAACGGGACGTTCAAATTTTGGCACCCAATAGATTTAGACAATGAAACACACCGTCAATTGATAATCAATTTCCGCCGCAGTGGATACATTGTGACTATAAATAGGCAGCTAGGATTTTAGAGGTACATATAATGAAAAACCAATGCCAATGCTACGTCAAAACCCTTTCACAGGAAACACAATTTTGCATCCGCTACGGAGCCCATGCCCTAAATTGTCCCAAATATCGGGAGTCTGGAGACATACTAGACAGGAAAAGGGACATAGAACTTAGGAACAATCTGCTGGACGTAATTCAACTAACGGAGGGATTTTAATGCGTACAATAGTCAAATTCCAACCTGCGAACGCGAAACTGGCCAACCTCGCCGCATATCTGCAAGAACTATGGGGCCGGAAACCTCATATCTACGGGTTTTCCTTGCCAGCGGGACATTCTTGTCCATTCGCCGATGCCTGTTTATCCAAGGCAGACCGATACACTGGCAAATTAACAGACGGTCCCAATACCCAATTCCGGTGTTTTATGGCCGCACTTGAAACATTTCAACCGTCGATGCGTCAATCAGTCTGGGCTAACTTTGACGCATTGCGGGCTGTTAAAACTAGTCCCACCGCAATGGCTGAACTATTACAAGCTGCTTTGCCAGGAAATGCAGACGTAGTACGCATTGACGTTGATGGTGATTTTTTCAATCAAAATTACTTCGATGCGTGGTTAATAGTTGCCAATAATAACCCTAATCTAAGCTTCTACGCTTACACGAAGAGTCTAACCTATTGGATCGCCAGGCTTGACAGTATCCCGACTAACTTAAATTTGAATGCTAGCTACGGTGGCAGGCTTGACCACCTAATTGAAGAGTACAGCCTAAAATCCGCCAAGGTTGTATTCCACCCCAGCGAAGCTAAAGAGTTAGGCCTCGAAATAGACCACAACGAAACGCATGCCTTATTCGGGAATGTTAGCTTCGCCTTGCTGCTACACGGTCAACAACCGAAGGGCAGCAAAGCATCGCAGGCGCTAAAAACCTTGACAACCGAAGGGGTGGAATATAGTTACAGCCGGTCATAGATCGACCAAACGATTAACAAAATAGCCTAGTCAAGCTGTAAAAAAAAGGGGGGAACGAAATGGCAAAGCATAGTCTCCGCACCCTAGCATCCAAGGGCTTTACCCTGGATGACCTGGAGATACTAACCAGCTATGGATACCTGAGTCAGCCAGACAGCAACGGGAACGTGTGGACGATTAAAGCACCGTCCAGCTGGCCTAAACAGTTCAAGGTAATATGGGACTCTCACGCACCACGGCACGGCAACCAAGTCTCAAGGCTAACCTTCCATATCCCAGCTAGTAGCTAGTTTACCCAACCTGGGCATCACGGTGCCCAGTAGCGGCCAAATTAGCAGGAGGGAGGCAACCAATGGAGCGAGTCAGAGTGAAGGGTGTAGCAGCATTCAAATCTACCCCAGCGGAGTACATGCGGGACATGCTCAGGCACGATGACGGCACGATTGAGGCTATCTGGGATTACCCCACGGGCAAGAGATTTGAGAGTATCCGATTCACGGCCATCGTACACCTGGACAGCTACACGCCCGATAGGTGGCGATCCTTCGGCTTGGTGACCGATGTCCTAGGGGATGTAGGGAAATTCAGCCCACGGGGATACACGGTGGAAGAGTGGGCAGCAGACCGCCGGGACCAGGAACGACTCGACCATGAATGTGCGGAGCGTGTAGCAGTTCGCCAATGCCTTCGCATCCATCCAAGAGTTTACGATGGTCTGGGCGTATGCGCTAAATGTCGGTGAGGCCAGCCCTTCGGGGCTGTAAACCCCAGGACTGGTGCCAAGGCCAGCCAAACAAGGAGGAGGAAACGAGATGACCAACACGCAGACACAGGGAGAACATCGTATGCCTCGAGTTGAGCAAATCATGGAAATTTTGGAGGATGCCTACTGGCGGCTCAAGGACTTGGATACCGAAGACCTCGCAGAAGAAGGGGACGTATTGGGTGAGGGCTTGGACGATAAGGTTACCGGTATCATCAACGGACTGGACGAGTTTTTCGCATAACCCGCCCTGATGAGGCCCGGTGGCTCCGGGCCGAAACCCTATCAGCCAGATAGGGTAGGCGATAAGCCAGATGGCCAAATTAGCAGCAGGAGGCGTAAAACATGGCAACCATAGAAATCGAACTTAGCCCAGCAATCCAGACGTTCTACCTGGCACAAGCGGCCCATGAACACATGGGGAATGTCAAGGAACTCACCTTGATCTACCAACGTAAGACCAAGGCCCTCACGGTGGACAACTTCAAGACCCTGTTGATTGACTTGAAGGAAGCCAGGGCAGAACTGGACAAGGCGGTGAAGGCCTGGGAAACGATTGTCGATATCATCACCGGGAACCCCGAATTGCAGGCACCGAAGGAGGTCTAGACCATGACTGACAAGGACAAAGCCCTGGTACAAAAAGCCCTGGATAACCATGACAAGCTGAAATCATCCTACTTCTGGACATCAGCTGGCAATGCATCCTCCCGGAGATACGATGAGAAGCGGTACAGCTTCAGCGTCCAGGTGGAGCATGAGGGCCACGACTATGAGTACGACTCCCAGGTGCAATGCAGTGTAAAAAACTTTTATTACCGGGGAGCCTTTTACAAGGACGGGATGAAGGGCGATGTCCGAATCTTCAAGACGCTAATCAAGCAGCTGGAGGGGGGATAGACCATGACCAAGCGAGCCGGATACGAGATGCGAACAGGAACCGGTCCAGCCAGTAAGTGCGGAGGATGTGGGGCTGAGATACCCCCCGGGGAGGAGTACGGCTACGACCCCATCGCGATGATGATCTGCTGTGGGTGCATCGAGGTATTTGAGAGCGAACCATGCGGCCACTCTGCTCAGAACGGCGAGTTTGAGAATGAATAAGGAAGGAGGAGAAATGGTGGCAGAACCAAGGTGTAGGTGCTGCGGAGGCCTCGGGATGATAATTGGGAAGATAGAAGACCCACCAATCCACTACATATGCAAGGCGAACCACTCCAGGCATATGCAAGGTATTAAAGCCAGCCGGTGCAAGGAATTTAAAAGGGACGATTAACCCCTGCCGCCGGTGGGCTGGGAAACCGGCCCACCTGGGCAGTGGCTAACAAACCGCTGACACTCAGGAGGTGAGACTATGGCTGGACTAATACTACATTGCGGCGGAAAAGTGGAGTCACATTACCCGATACCCCATGCCAGGATTTTGGACCTGGCGGTGGAGGGGCTGGAGCAGCAGGGCCTCCATGTGGTCGGTGGGGAACATGCCTTGGCTAACGACGGGATGCGGTATTTCGGATTGCTGAGGTTGTCCAACGGTGCGGCCCATGATGACTTTGAACTCATCGCTGCCCTCCGGAATACGCATGACAAGAGTTTCTCGGCGTCTATGGCACTGGGTTCAAGGGTGTTCGTTTGCGACAATCTGGCCTTCTCGGGGGAGGTCACATTCGCCCGGAAACACACTAGATTTGCCCTCCAGGACTTGCCACGGTTGGTCAATGACGCCTTGGGCAGGCTTGGCACGTTGAAGCGTAGCCAGGAGGTGCGGATTGCTGGCTACAAGGAAGCGGAGCTGTCCGATGACCAGGCTTACGCCACGATTGTAAGGGCGGCAATGGCCAGGGTGATACCCAACGCCAGGATCCGGGAGGTGGTCGAGCAATGGCACGAGCCGCTGCATGAGGAGTTCGCGGCCCGGACCGGCTGGAGCTTATTCAACGATTTCACCGAAGTGCTGAAAGCCTACCCGGTGGAGCAAGTGCCAGCGCGGACCCAGATTCTGCACGGGTTGATGGACAGCGCATGTGGCCTGGACTTCTCCACGCCTCAGCACGTTGTGGTCAATGAGGACGTCTATCTCAACTAGACGCTGTCGAGGCCGGGTTAATCCCCGGCCTCATTCCATTTATATTACAGGGATTATTAAGGGGGATTTAACTATGAGTATCAAGGTCTATCGGGTAAAAATCGAGGGCTACATCACTGATCAGGATTTTGGTGGCAGTTCCAACATCGAGCCGGATAGCTGGCCCCTAGAGGAGCTCGTCAAGGGCCTGGGGGTAGATGTAGCTATCACCGCAACCTTACTGGACTCAATCCAGGATGCGGAGGTCTAGATGACAATAGGCGAAACCGATGCCAAGGACTATTACGCTGCCTGGTACAAGGTGACCAACCGGATAGGCTCCGAGGCTATGAACCCGCACCTGGTGGAGATGCTGAATAGGGAACACCCTACCTTACGCCAGCAGATGGTGGCCCAGATGCTCACATTGCTAAATAGCATACAGACAGAGGACTACGACGGCAGGGATGAGGCATCCTGTGAGTTCCTGGTGCGGTTCCAGGCTTGGTTAGAGGGCTACAACGACTACCCTGATGGTAGGCAGCTCTACATAAGTCCTCAAGGGGAGATTAAATTCCCATTCATTTAGGGGCCATAGGAACCAAGTTTGGATAGAGAAGGAGTGACTCGAAATGGATGACGAGATTTGCCCTAACGACTCTGAAGGAATCCATCGCCCCGATTGGGCCACGATGCACATAGAGTCCGACGGGGGGACTTGGTACGTGGACGTTAATTGTCAGTTATGTGGTCGTTCGGGTTGCGTTGGTACACAAGCCACGCTATCTAACGATATCAATTGGTAACTACCGCCATAAGGTGGATAAACATGATTGATTCGTATTTAAGCAACCTCATCCAGTGGCCAGTGCGATTTGGTGACCTGCCGTGTGTGCTGTCCGAGCAACGCCTAGCTAGAATCCAGCCGCTACAGGCGCTACAGATCGCGCTCCAGTGGCCGACTTTGTTTACCAGCCATGCCACCCTATCCAGGAACTAGACCAGAAACATAGGGGCCCGCGCAGCGGGAGGAGTATGGGGGGGGGAGAGGGGATATAGAAGACTAGAAGAGTAGAAGAGTAGGAGGAAGAAAGTGGTAGAGCCAATCAACCAAGAAGAGTTTGACACTGTTGGTGCTCGTAGACGCCACACATTGGAGAGCGAAGCCACAAGAAGATTGCTGCCAGGTACAGGGATCAAGATGCCATGTAGATGGAAGCACAACGACAAGAATGACGCCTGTGGTGGTGGCGCTTCACTACGGGTTGTTGCCATCAAGAGTGGATTTCAGGTAAAGGCAAGCTGCCGTGAAGGCACCCTGTACCTGTTCCGGTACGAGTAGCGGGTGTAAAGGAGATACCGAAGCTGTTATGACACTAAAGGAGATTCTGGAGTACTTGGGAGAGTACGGGGAAGAGTCCCTGCTGATGGAGCCCCGCTCAGATTACGATGAGTGCATCCTTGGGATAGGAGGGAGGTTTCATGATGGGCCTCTCGCGATCTATAGCGTGGAGCGAATCCTTGCGGTACTGATGCGAGACGATGAGATGGACGAGGAAGGGGCTCAGGAGTTCTTTGAGTGCAATATTATAGGTGGGTGGCTTGGGGAAGGCACTCCGATATTTGTGTTTGAGTCCATGATGCGGGGGTAGTGGTGGCTATTTTAAAAGGGGAGAATAATTATGCCTATAAATTGGGACCCACGGTCTGAACTGGCCGCTGAAGCTGTAGCTGGCCTCACAAACCCAACCTATATGCGGACAGCGCGGATCACCATCCTGGTAGACCACAAATGGCTGACCGGGGACGGCGAACTGGACCCAGCCGCAAGCTGGAAGGAGATCACCCAGTCACTCATCAAACGGTTGGGCCGCGCCGTACCCTGGCCAGAGATTACAATCGAGTTTGAGGAGTGGGTAGGGGAGCCAGAGATTCAACCAGGAGGTCAACTATGACCGGACAGCCAGGAGAACCAGCCTTCGAGGTGGATGCCCATACCCGCCTGGTGCAGCAATTAGAAATCATATTGGATAAGGCGGCTGTGGCGTATGACGGGGACGAGGGAGTGGTTGAGGATTTCATCCAGTACATGAAGGACTGGGCAAGCCGGAGGGAGAATTATAGGGTGGAGCTGGCAGCTAGAAGGGGTCCAGGGCTTCACAGGACTTGATTTAAGGGGGAGTTTACCTGGGTAGCGTATGTTTGGTCCCCCAGAGAGCGGACCACTTTAATGACCCTCTGAGGATGTGCCTGGCATTCGTTGAAAGCTGTTCAGGGGGTCTGGCCAGGTAATCATGGATGTAGCCGCATTGGAGACAGGTCAAGAAAGCCCCATACAAATCGTGGTCCGGGTACAGATCACCTTTGCACTTGGGGCAGGCTTTAAGGAAGAACATCCTTACTCCCTTTTAATAATAGTATTATAGATGTAAATACATATAGGGAACAGACCTATTTCCACTCCTTGCTTAGTATGGAAATACCCTTGTTCCCTATATGTACTTCCACCCTTAAACGGCAATAGATTATCCTGTAGGACATGGAAATAAGGAGGTTTGTACATGGAAATACTTGATGCCCTCCACCTAATGATCCAAAAAGCTGACGAGCGTGATGAGAATGCCATCCAATATAAGCGAGAGAAAGCTGCCAGCATTGCCAATCCTGACCGCATGGGGTGGATATATGGATTGATTGGAGCTGATGGTATTTTACGGCATGTTGGGGTGAGTTTCTATCCTGAGCACCAGCTGAGGTTTCTGTCCAGGAGGGAGGATGCCATAGGAGTGTGGATCCGGAGAGAACACCCTAGTATGGTGCGTCTAGAAGAGGTCAGGCCTGGGGACATGAGTAAGCGGGTTAAATACTGGCAGAGGAAATTCAGGGGACCATTACTGAAGAGGACCAACCCAAGAAAGAAAAAACCTATGTACGATGTATTCCAAGAGGAGCAGACTGAAGTGGAGGTCAAGGTGCGCCTGCAATGGCTGCTGGACAGGGCCTCTGAGGTGTGCTAGACTGACTGTCCAACAGACAACCCAGGGTGAGTAGTATGTCAGAAACTGAGGTCGTTCAGACCACGCTCCCCAAAGAGCTGATCGAAAGGATCGATGCTTACGCTTACAGATTAAATCAGGAGTATCCAGGGGCCAGGTTTTCCAGGTCTGGCGTACTGAAGCTACTGGTGGAGAAAGCTCTGGGAACTGAATCCACACGCAAGGACTATATATGAGCCAGAGCCATTACATTACCCCATCATCCAACGCGAAGGGAGAGGGCACTCGTATCAGTGTTAGAGTGCCTCCGGAACTCTACAGGGTGATGGACATATTTTTCTCATCCAAGCGGTGGCCTTACCAGACGTTCTCCGATCTGGTGAGACATGCTCTGTTCAACCATGTCGAATGGCTTGACTCTCAGGACTCAGAGGAGCACGGGGTCCAGTATCTAGTTGCAATGGCCAATGCCCTGGTGGATGAGGAAATGAGGATCAGCTTCCGGAGGATGCTTAGTAAATTGCACATGATCATCCAGGAGCACGAGGACCACGGCGAAATTGATGACGCCTCCAGGGTGGTGAATCAGATTTTGGGAGTCATTCGGGGGATGCCGGACGGGTCAATGAAGGCCAGGTACGAGAGGGATGTGAGGGAAGCATACGGGCATCTGGCCGGGGAGATCGTGGAGGCGATCAAGCTGGTTGACCTGGACCCAAGGAAGGCAGTGGAGGATATAGTATGAGCGGAATAGTGTCACTGCCTCCACCGTCACAACTGATTAACGCTCCCAGGTTCCCAACCTGGTTCCCAGGGCAGGAGGAACTCACCCTCAAACTGTTGTCATGGCTCCAGGGTGACAAGAGGTTTTTGTGTTGCAATGTCCCCACTGGCTTCGGGAAGAGCGTGGTGGCTATTGTATGCGGTTGGTTGTACGGGGAGACAGTTGTTTACATCACAAACACAAAAGGCTTGCAGGACCAACTGATGGGAGATTTTGAGGAGCCTGTCGGACTGGTGCAGATCATGGGTCAGAACAACTACACCTGTATCGATTCTCCACCCAACACGGTTGACAAGGGTAAGTGCCACGCTGGATTAACATGTGATTGGAAGTCTGAGTGTCTCTATTATTCCACGTTGGATAGAGCAAAGCAGGGCAGGATAATCAATACGAACTACGCCTACTGGCTGGCACAGAACTATTATAGCGATGGACTACTTAGTAAGAACGACCTGGGGGAGGTGGAGGGGACTTACCCGCTCGTCATAATGGATGAAGCACACTCGGCGGGTAGTGCTCTAGAGCAGCATTTGACAGTCACCCTCAACAACCTGGACCTGGACATGCTGGCATGGGAGCCGAAAGATTGGGATTGGTCTCAGTGGCAACTCCAGGCTGCATTCAAACACCAGGAGCTGTCCCATGAGATTGTGGAACTCAGGAAGTCCCTGAAGCTAGAGATCAACCGCCCGGACCTTTTAAAGCAGTATCTAAGGAGATTCCAGCGGCTCAGGAGCTTGGTGCTGAAGCTGGACTCACTCCAGAGATCCCAGGTCGAATGGATCAGGGAGTGGTCCACCAATTCGGTTTCCCTGTGTCCTATCTGGCCCAGTACCTACAACAGCAGGCTTTTGATTGGGGACAAGGTTTTACTAATGTCAGGTACGCTCACCAGGAAGGGAATCCAAAAGCTTGGTATCAAGGAGGAGGAATGTGAGTGGATAGACTCTCCCAGCCCTTTTGATCCGGCCCTGAGTCCCATACACCATGTGGAGACCATCCGGCTAACGTACAATACGCCACCGGAGAATTATAGGATCTGGGCCAGGCGAATTGACCAGATAATTGAGAAGAGGCTGGACAGGAAGGGGATATTGTTCACAGTGAGCTACGCCAGGGCTCAACTTTTCCACCGTCTCTCCGCTCACCAGGATAAGCTGGTATTGCATGATACCTGGAACGTCCAGGACCGGGTAGCAGAGTTCAAGGAGATGAAGGCACCGGCGGTACTTGTGTCACCAACTGTAACGTCCGGTTGGGACTTTCCAGACTCCGAGTGCGAGTACATAGTCATCGGGAAGATACCTTTCGTCACGGCTACGGGAGAACTGACCAAGGCGAGACAGAAAAATGATAGTGAGTGGGTACACTCCCTGGCTATGGAGACCGTCGTACAGGAAGCTGGGAGAGGGACCAGGAGCGGGACTGATAGGTGTGAAGTCTTCATTGTGGATGATATGTGGAAGTGGTGGTACCCAAAATTCAAGCACTTTAGCCCCAAGTGGTTCCAAGATAGGGTAGGTAAGAGCCTGGACCTGGTGCCAGAGCCAAGGGAAGGAGGTACGCATAAAAAAGTAAGCAGCTGACCAGAGTAGGTCCATTCGGAAACTAACCATAAAAGAAGGGAGTGTAATGACACAGGAACAGAGAGTCAGTTTATTGCCAGGGGATTTTGTAGAGTCTGGTATCACGCCAGCAGGCAGGTACTACACCCAGGAGGTGCGCTTCATCGATGATTTTGACTACGGGGGACAGCAGGACAAGCAGACCGCCTGCAGGTTCAAGCTTGTGACCCAGGAAGGGTCAGAGTATGAAGTTATCTGGACCGTTGGTCCCAAAACCAGGATCTGGCCCACCAAGGATGGCACTGGGCTGGTTGGAGCCCAACCTGGAAAGGCATCCAACTTCTTTCATGGGTTGGATCAGTCTATCAAGTCCGGTGGACTCCCTGAGAATAGACTGGCAGGCAGGCATGACATAGCTGAGGCATTCCAGGGTTGGTGGGCTGACTGGGACAGCTTTAGCCCACCTGGGAGGACTCCTAACGCCAGAGGGAATATGCCTACGATTCTGGTGCCCATGAAGATTTACTTGGATGGAGCACAACCAGCGGCACCGGCACAGACACCTCCAGCCCAAGGCCAAGCCCAAGGCCAAGCCCAAGCTCCCTCTACAGAGCAGGCTCCTACTCCGCAAGCAACCGCACCTATTCCTGCGGCGGCTCCCAAGGATGCCAGTGATTTCTACCCAGAGATGGTGAGGCTCACCAAGGAGATGCTTCAGAATGAAGCTGTCCCCAATACCCGGCAACAGCTGAGTGCAGAGGTGTTCATGAAGCTGATGGACGGGGACATGGTTGCAGGTATAAATGAGAGGACTAATGCTACATCAATGGTCTTCACGGCTGAGTTTACCACAGTGCTCCAGGAGGCAGGCATAACTCTCACAGGGGAGGTAATCTCCTAATGACCATGGATTCCGAGACTCGGAGTATGTCTAATCTGGCTGACCTCTTGGACCCCCCTGGGTTTCGGGATCCTTCCAAGCCCCACGTCACTGACCTGATCCGTGGCATAGAGAATTTGGGTAAAGAGGTGGAGCCCTTCGATTATGAGGCTCTACCTCAGAACGTGAAGGGCATCATGGCCATGGGGAGAATCTGGGAACACCTGGTCTTGCAGGATGTAATCCTAGAGGGGCTCAAAGTAGGCCTGATACCGCAACCTAAGTTGACATTGGAAGTGGATGGGATTATCGGATCATTGGATCTCGCTCTCAGATCACAGGACCTCACATTATCTAGGGAGCCAAGGACTATAGCAGCCGACAGATGGGAAATCTATGCTGATCCTATGATCCCTGATCCTACTGAGGTGGTGGTTGAGATCAAGGCCAAGTTTTCTCCATCCAATGGCACATTCCCTAGAAACAACACCCGGTACATGAGGCAGTGCAAGGCTTATTGCCACATGACCGGAGCCAGGCAGGTCTGGATGCCAATTCTTTATCTGAGCACCAGGCCTCCTAATGCTGAGTACCTGATACATCGGTTTGAATTCACTGACCTGGAGGTGCAGGAAAATTGGCAAATGATAGTAAATATGAGGGACTATCTAAGCAAGTAGGAGCCATCGTAAATCTCAATGCAGCTATAGAGGTTCTGAAGAGATGATAGATGCAACTATCATACAGAGGCTGGGATTCACCCCAGCTCCAACTCAGGCCCTCAGAAGACTTCTCTGCCAGGTTGCAGCCCCTAAAGGGTTTGGCAAGACCACTGTGGCTTTGGGGGGACTCCATACTGACGGGAGCCCAGTGGTTGAAAGCATCCCTACCTTCTACTACAAGCTGGAGACCGGGGATGAGGGTGTGATAGAGAAGTTCGCTGCAGCTGGGGCTGAGATCTACACCTACCGTGCATACTACAACCGGACCAACTGGAAAGAAGCCTGGACTGCCTTCCTAGACAACATATCGGTTACATGCGTGGAGATGATGGGGAAGCCGTGCCGGTTCGTGTTCGATACCATGTCTGAGGTCTACGAGTTCGGGCGCATGGCTCACTTCGGCGGCAGGTTGTCCCAGGTGGTCCCCAGGGAGTATGGGGTCATCTACGCGGACATGAGGGAGATCATCAGGAGTGTGGAAGGGTCTGGGGCAAGTGGTATATTCATTCAGAAGATGGGCCCGTCCTACGATAATAAGGAGCTCCTAGAAGTTAAGGGCTGGGATGACCTGAAGTGGGACATGCAGGTCATGGTCCAGCTTCAGCGGCAAGAGCCTACCCCAGAGACGCCTTGGATCAGGTATCAAGGGAAGATACAGGAGTGCAGGCAGAACGGGAAGCTTGTTGGGACCTGGCTGGAAAACATGCCCAATGGATACGCTACGGATAATCCGCTCACGATAGAGCATCTGTTGAGGTTGGTACATGGCTGAGGAGACCCTGAAAGTAATAGACGTGGAACCTGCGCCCTACATCCTGTTGGAAGGGAACCGGATAGTCAAGCAGGTGGTTACCAGAGGAGTAGAGGCAGCAGTAGCAGAGCTGAAGCCGAGTGTCACTCAGAGAGTAGCTCTGGTGCTGGACATACCAAGGTAGTGATCCTCTTAACTACGGCCCATAACGACAAGGATCTGATCCCCATCTTTGGGTCTTCCGCTATCCCTGCAGCTATACCCCATGGGGACTTCACCTTCCAAGGTCTCTGGGAAGAAGGCAAGGTGATCTCTCTGTGCGGGGACAGGAAGAAGTTTCCCGACCTTGTTCAATGTATTGGGGACCACCGGCACCTGGACCAGGTGAGAGCAGCAAGAGAAGCAGGATTTGATTTCATATTCGTAGTCCTGGAGGCTGAATGGAGAGACAAGGATGGCCAGGCTCAGTATAAGAGAAGTGGATGGCGGGATGCCGGAATTGAGACTGCACGGGTACAGGCTTACCTGCTACAGCTTCAATACTATGGGGGCGTTAATGTCTTCCAGACAAAGAATAAACAGGAGACGGTCCGGCTTGTGCTGGCACTGGAGAAGATGTTTCAGAGTCCTCCGGAAGACCATTCTTCACTACTGGGGTTCCATACCCAACCTGCCCCTCTGGTGAGCTTGTATGGGAAGCCTAGCTTTCTAAGGAGGGTACTTAAAGAGTTGCCAGGGATAGGGTGGGAACTCTCTGAGAGGATTGAGCTCAGAGCTCTGGAGAAGGGAGCTGAGCTTAAAGATATGATGGACTGGTACTACACAGACTGGGAGGAGATTGACGGGATAGGGCCTGGACTCAGCCATCAGATACTGGAAGCTATAGGTTGGAGAGGAAGATGAGCTGCAAGAAGGTTAAGTTCTGGTGGTGTACCGGCCATCATGGCAACGGCACATTCCTACAGACGAATGGTGGCCTCTGGAGATGCCAATCCTGTGGACATGAGAAGACTTCAGCTTGGCCAGTGCAAGGGGACTCAGCGTGAGTAATGCACTTTTCCAGGCCAATAGAGCCTGCACTGCCTGTCCATTAAGGAAGGACTGCTTGGGTCCTGTCCCCGCTGAGGGCCCCATGGATGCAGAGATAGCTTTTATAGGTGAGGCACCAGGGCAGAGAGAAGACAAGCAAGGGCTCCCGTTTAGAGGCCCAGCCGGACAGTACTTTGACTCTCTGCTCCGGTCTATTGGGGTCAAGCGGGAGAAGGTCTGGGTCAGTAATACCACCAAGTGCAGGCCTCTAAAGAACAGGACGCCTACAGCGGAAGAGGTGGAGCTCTGTGCTTCCAGATGGTTGGACGTTGAACTCCAGATGGTCAGGCCCAGGATCATAGTGCCTATGGGGGATGCAGCTATTACGCATTTTCTAGGGGAGGGAACGGTTTATGAGCGTCATGGAGTACCAACTAGTAGAAGCAGAAATGGAAGAGGATGGCAGGGGCCTGGAATCCATTCAGTCAGTGATGAAGAGGGTGAACAAAGCGGCAATGGAGGGGTGGAGAGTACACCTGATGACCATAACGGAGAACGATTCCTTTTTTCTGATGGACAGACCAGTTCTGACCGTGGAGCACCCATTATCCTCCCCATCTACCACCCCGCTGCCGGACTCCACAGACCGGAGTTGATGATCGCCATCCAAGAGGACTTCCTGGTATTGAAAGGTGTCATAGAAGGGTCTTGGGAGCCGGTGGTGGACCAATACCCAGAGCCTGTCTACATGGACTGCTCTGAGTTAGCTCTGCCTGGTGAAGATGATGGCCGACTACTGGCTTTAGACTCTGAGTGGGTAAATGGCAAGCTCTGGTCTGTCCAAGTATCTGACGCTCCAGGGCAAGGGTTCTTCCACAAGACAGCCCCAGCTTGGCTATCCAACGTGGTGGTCCATAATTACCTGGCTGATGCTCAGTTCGTTGACCTCCCTAGGAACACCCGAGATACGATGCTTATGGCCTACCTACTCGGGCTACCACAGGGACTGAAGGAGCTGGCCAAGAGGCTCTGCGGCATGGACATGGACTCCTACGAGGACATGGTGGGCAGGTACGGCAAAGAGAAGGCCATGGCCTACCTGGAAAGAGCAGCTCAGGGGTACATACTAGGCGAGGACGGGAATCCTGAGAGGGGCTGGGTTGTTGAGGTCCACACAGAAACTGGAGAAGTCAGAAAGAGGGTAGCATACGGAGAGGATTGGCCGGATCCTCCAGTTCTTGAGGACTTCACCTGGGACAAGAAGACCAACACTCTAGGAGTGAAGCAGAAGACTCCCCAGCATATAAGCAAGAAGATAAAGAGGATCCTGTCTGATGTGAAGGCAGGGAAGGTGAATAAAAATGGACCAGTGGACCCTTACACACGATGGCATGGCATTGACTCCAGAGAACGTGAAATGGTTAAAGAACGTCTTGGACCAATGCCCGACGGAAACCTCGGAGATGCCCCTCTGGAAGATGCAGTTCGTTATTCATGCCGAGATGCCGATGCCACCCTTAGAGTTGATGGAGTCCTCTGGCCCCTGATTCTAGAGAAGGGCCTGAGTACGGTCTTCCAGATGGACATGGGGACTTACCCTGTGGCCCTGGAGATGATGAAGAACGGCATCAAGATAGACCCTGAGAAGCTCAGAGGGCTGGCAGATAGGTTCGCCGGAATGATGCAGTCTCAGGCTGAGGCCATATTCATAGAAGCCCATAACTCCTTGATGGGCAAACCGGATTACCATGAGTACGGATTCTGGAGGTTTAATCCTAACTCTGACAATGAACTCAGAAGACTCTTCTTTGGGAGGCTAGGGTTCAAGCCCACCAAGCTCACCAAGACTGGGCTACCCTCTGTAGCTGGAGAAGAGCTGGCTAAGATAGACCACCCCCTGGTCAAGATGGTGGAAGAGTACCGACATGTGCAACACCTCAAGGATTCATTTTGTGACACCCTCCCTGGCAAAGCTGATTCAGGCGGAAGGGTACACCCTACTATTAGAACGACAAGAACCGCCACCGGAAGATGGTCAATGGCTGACCCTAATTGCCAACAAATCCCTGTGCGGACTGATTTAGGTAGGGAAATACGGAAAGCATTCATCGCCGAGGAGGGTAACCTTCTCATCGCTATTGACTACTCCCAAATTGAACTCCGTGTGGCCTCCCACTTATCTCAGTGCCAGAGCATGATGCAGGCCTTCAAAGAAGGCAGGGACATTCACTCTGAGACGGCTATGAGGTTGTTCGGGGTGGAGGAGCCAACTAGTCAGCAGAGGTATGCTGCCAAGACCCTGAACTTTGGAGTTATCTACGGGATAACGGCTGACGGGTTCCAGGCCCAGATGGAAGTGGAAGGCCAGAGGTGGACCGTAGAGGATTGCAGCCAGTTCATCAAGGAGAGTCAGGCCCTGAGACCTGAGCTCTGGGTCTGGCAAGAGGAGACCAAGGCTTTCGCTAGGAGGAATGGGTATGTCATGGATATGTTTGGCAGGAGGAGACTTCTGCCTGAGATACTCTGCCCGGTGAAATGGATCCAGTCTTCGGGGGATAGGGAAGCTATAAACATGCCAGTCCAGGCGGGGGCCCAGGGGATTATTAAATTAGCTATGAGGAAGTTAGATGAAGAGCAGAGCAGCCTCCTACCACCCTGCACTTGGCTCCTACAGATACATGATGAACTCCTCTGGGAGGTTAACCAAGGAGATGTACCTTCCTTTGTGGACTGGGCTATTCCTATCATGGAAAACGTGGTCCAGCTCTCAGTCCCGGTCATCGCTGAGGCCAAGGTAGGGCTGAACTGGGGGGAGATGGAGAAGTGGACAGCTTAACCAATGGCTCTCAAAAGTGTATACATTTCTGGGTGATTGACTCACCAGATGGCCCCACGAGTCTGGGTCAATGCAAATACTGCCATGAGGAACGGTTATTTAAGAATACTCTCCCAGAAAGGAAGTGGAGGGAAGACAGTACTCAGAGGTTTATGCGAGACCCTAGCTACCTAAGCAGACCTGGGCCAGGAGAGATGCAGAACGGTCACCTAAATGAATAGGGAGGGAAAATGGAAACTCATCTAACACATCCAGTCATAACAGAAGAAGTCCAGCTGTTGAAGAGGCTCAGGGGAGTGAAGAAGGAGGTAGAGTCACAAGAGAAACAAGCCTCAGAGGAGGTCAAAGCTTTTATGGAAGAATTTGGGCTAGGGAAGTACTACCTGGACGGTTCCGATGGACTGTACACCTTCTCCTTCATAGAGGGTAAGAGAACTTCACTGAGCAAGGACCTGCTCTTGGAGGCCGGGGTGGATCCTAGTATAGTGGAGAAGTGCATGAAGACCACCATGTACAGGTACATAGGGGAGATCAAGCATGAGCCAGCCTGACAGCCTGACAGCCAGACCCACCCTAAAAACGGCTCACACAAGTACATCTACCAGCTTCAGGAAGACAGCAGCGAAACCAGCACCACCAAGAACCCCAGGGCCCTGACGCTTGACCCGGTGCCAGCGTCCATTCCCCCCTCCATTCAGCTTCTGCACCTCCTCTAAGACCGCCCCAGAGATAATCATGGTGCCATCCAGGGACTTCAGCAGGGCAGAGCGGAAGTTTGTATCCGTAACAAGAACTCCGTAGGGATCACCTGTTGAGGAGAAGCGGTCTAGAGCATCCTCACTCAGCTTCTTGGACAGAGGATGTAGCTGTGCCATTAGTCGTTTCGCCTTTTCTCGTCAGCAAATTTGGCAGTGATGGCTGCTAGCCCTGCTGTAGTTGGCGTTGCAAAGATTGCATACGCAACTAAAATTAGGTCAAGATGTGGCGCTACCTCACCGGGATTTGTCGTGGTTTTGTAGATTATTAAGATCCCCAGGATTACAAAAGCCGCCACTACGGGTGCGAGGAGGATTAGTGTCAGGAACTCCACGCCGGACAGCGTGGTTGTGGCTCTGAGTTTGACCCGCTCCAGCTCTATTCTGGTGGAGGTCAACTGCTCCCTCAGTTCGTCAAGGTCAGGAACCTCAGCCATGCTTATTCATTCTCCAGGACCTTGAGCGAGACTCCAGCTAGGAAACCCACAAAAGAGCCAATTATAGCCGTTAGCACCTCGATGGCTCCCAATTGGTAGCCAAGCCAGGCCGCGAACATTGAGAAGGCCGTCGCGCAAATCATAGCAAGGGCAATATTGGGCCGCAGCTTTCCTATCACTAGATTCGCACCCTCCTTAGTCTACGCACGAACCATCTCGGACCCTCGTGGACCCACCCCATCATGCCTACAATGATCCAGACCACCACCACCACCAGGACGATAGCCCCGCCTAGAATCCTCATCGGACTGTTATAGGAGTATCGACCAGACTGTCATTGATGGTCCTGGCGCTGATCGTATCCGCCCAGGTTGCCGAGGCAGAGTTTATGCCGGTCCCGTTGCCGATTTCATTTGTTGAACCCATAGTCAAAGTACCAACCTTGACCCAGTCCCAATCCCAAGCCCCGACTGATGAGTCCACATTATCGACCTCCAGCACCCCGATTGAAGCTCCATTATTCCCGTTAATCTGCAGGATGATCCTGTCCACCACGCTGTCCTCCACAATATAGGTCCCAGCGCCACGGTCTGAGTCAATAATCACGTCGGATACTGTCGAGTCCTGTTGGATTTCCTGGGTATGGCCGTCTGTCTTGGCTGCGAGCGTGATGGTTCCGGCCTCCATATTTGCCCAGGCCAGGGTCGGGGCACTGGAATTTGTAACTATAATTTCCCCGATAAAGAGATATGCCGCCGAGCCAGTAACGCCAGTGGTAACATTCCTCGTAATCTCAAAGGACTTCGCCAGGGATTCCTTCCCGAGGTCGAGATTCTTCAGGACTATCCGGTCAAGCCTCGTTTTATCCTTTAGCCCAATCCTGAGAGTTTGGGACGCGGTCATCGGGGTCAGGTCATCCGGCGGCAGGCGCTCCCCGATGGTGTCAGGCAACTCGTATTCGGCACCCGATGTTGGGAATAGGATCGTATGATTTGTGCCAGCGACGATCACAAATAATGTGATTCCAAACCCGACAGCAACGACACCCAGGCTCAGTAAAGCAACCCTGGCACTCCCCACTCGGATCGTTGATGGTATCGGGATGTGGAGCGCAGAGAGTATGCGGAGCTGGGGAATTTTGAACTTCGGCAGTCGTGCCGATGGAATGGAAAACTCCTTTGGCCCCAGCTTAAATCGCATTGGCCCTCCTGGTGGGAGTACCACCACCCTCTACGAAACGCATGAATCTTTTCTGCTTGGGAGACAGGGGCTTCCCGTGAACTGACCCGTGCTTCAATATCTCTCCTGCCTTACTTGGGCTCAGGCTCTTGGTATGACTGGATTTATGCTTTTTATGGTCTGCCACTATGCCACCTCAGCTAAGAAGAAGGTTACCTCTGTGCCTGGCCTCCTTCCAAATTCATGGGAGAATTGCTTCTCCCTCATAGTACCAGGTAGGAATATTACGGCTTTACTCTCTCCGTCAGGAGTAGTAAGGGTGACATCAGCAGGGGTGGCGTTCCAAGTTCTTAGCTGGGCCAGGTTCCTTTTAGTCCTGCTCTCGCTGCCACCATTCAGCATGAGCTGATCATCTTCCAGAAGGACAGTGATAGGGTAGACCTTGGTAGGGTCAGGACGGATCTGGAGAGTGACCCGAAAGTAGCTCATAACCGGGTTGGTGGTGCTAACGCTTGACTGGGTAGGCTTGAATCTGAGTTCAATGATCTTGCCGGTGGTCCCATGGTCAAGGATTATCTCCTGGACCGGGGAGACGTTGAAGGCATCTCCTGTGGTGAAGTTCTCCTCATCTACCCGATAGTCAAAGGCGATCTGTCTATCACCAGAACCCAGGTTTAGGCTGCCTACCTCTATCTTGGAGACTCGCTTCGGGACCCTGGGAAGGTTCCCATCATACTTGGTAGTGCTCCATTCCGGGTCCGTGTCATTGGTGAAGCCGTCAGTCTGGTCATCGCTTATGGTACCGAAAGGATAGAACCTGGGCTTCTCACTGGCTCCTGTGTCTGTAAAGCCCCACCAGACTCTACGGTGGTCATCCAGGGCAGACTCTACCATGAGCCCACTCTGATTATTCGTGATGGCTGTAACAGCAGTAGTCTCATATATAGGAGACCAGTGGAATTCCTCTACACCATCGAAGGTCAGGAGCTCTCCCTGGAGGAGGTAGATCTTCTCAGCTGTGTTGTCCTTCAGAAGCAGAAAGAGGTTCTGGGAGTCACCATGGAGAGCCAGGACTACTCCATGGTAGGCCGTAATGCCTGGAGCAGTGGATCGAAACGATACATCCTTAATGGTCCGAGTGTCGGGATTAAAGTCCAGCATACCGCCTGCTCCAAGAGGGAGGAGGATGTGCCGATTCCAGGAATAGGCTCCCAGGAAGTTCCCGGAGTGCTGCTGCTGTCGGAATTCAATCGTAAGATTACGCTCTGTGGTACGCTCAAACTGGTCGTAACCGTAACTCCAGAGTCCATCCGTCTTGGCCACGAAGATCTCATTGGTGTCCTGGTCCACTACTAGGCCTGTAATCGGTTGGTTGGCTCTGCCTATGGTTACGGCAGAAGACCAGGATCCAGAGGAGTTCTCAGGGGACGTGGATGACTTTACGACATGGGGCTGGTAGAGGTAGATCTTCTCCCCGCCTGAAGGGTCAACTGAGGCCGAACCGTACTGCCTGACCACCGTGAGGTGCGGGTCTGAAGACGATGTAGCTGTTACCAATAACAACTCCTGAGAACCACCCGCTCCCATCATCAGGATATCGCCTACAGATATAGTCGCAGTGGGATTCGCTGAGAGTGTTAGGGTTGTATCGGATGCGGTGTGGTCTCCGCTTAGGGTGAAGCCCGTATCGAAGATATGATGGGCACCCCATAAGACCTCCTGATTGCCATTGTCCCTGGCCTTGGCTAAGAACTTGAATCTACCAGCTGTAAGAGTGGAAGCCGTCCAGGAAGCGGACGTGGGATCCTTGTAGATGTAAGGGAATGGAGCATCAGCTACGTCAGTCCCACCGTTACGGCCAGGGGCTATTACACGTTCATTGAACTGGATGCCATTCCCATAGTAGATGTTGAAGTTCTGGGGCTCACTGTTTCGGGTCCAGTTATCATCCCCACCAGAGAACGTGTAGGAGCCAATGAAGGCCCATATCTCCTGCAAGATACCTGAATTACCTGGGTCAGTATCAGGAGAGGTGAGAGCAAAGCCAGAGGGGTAGAACTCATCTGGATTGGCTGAGAGGGTGGATGGCCTGCTTTCCCTGGCTGGCTGGGCTATTCCTTTTTGAGTGAAATCCATCTTTATGGCGGTAGCGACCCTCTTGGGGTCTAGCCGATGGATCTCTCCACCTACACCAAGCTGCCAGTCCTCTTCAAACCAGACGAGTTCTAACTGGGCAGGGAAGGCAGCCTGGGTGAGTTCATCGGTGGTCAGGGTCCTGGGAGGAATGGTCTCAGCATCTCGAACTTGAAAGTCCCGGAGACCAGAGCGGTTCCTCTTGAGGATGAGACCTAGCTTATTACCACCATCATAGTCTGACAGGGTTATATCGTGGGTGAAACCAGCTAGAGGCATTAGACAATCACGTTGCCGACTAGTACTTGACGGGCCCTGTCAAACACCAGGAGCCTGCTGGTGGAGTCCTGCTCAAAGTGGGCTACATCCTCTAGGATGGTGGCTCCCATCCTTGGCATCTTTAGGCGTCTGGCTAGTAACTCCACCTCATTGGCAGCATTCTGAGCCGCTTCCAGGTAGCCTTGGCGCTGATGCTGTGCCGACCTAGCTGGGGAGGCCATCTGTCTCCAGAACAGCATCTCAGCGTATGCGATCAGCAGGTCTACATGGGGCTCCCCTATCTCTATGGTGGCTGTATCAGTGGAAGGCTGGGACAGGACTCCCATACCCTCTATACGGAGGATCCGTCCAGAGATTGGGGTGGCACCTGGCTTTAATGGATAGAAGGCCCCGACAGGATCCGACTCGTTGTACTGCATGGTGATGTGATTGGGCCAGTTCACTATCGAGGTTGGAAGGGTGTATTTATAGACCGGGTCAATCAGCAGGTAGACATGATCGAAGTAGGCAGTCTTGGTCCCAGCAATCACCTCAAGGATTGCCTTGACCTGAGTGGCAGCAGTAGGGATGGTCTTTGAGACGGAGAGGCGCTGGAACTCCACATCCCCTGTGTGGTAATCACCATTCTCAGTCGAGCTGCCAAAGTCCAGTATGAGACGTGCCTGAGTTGCTGCATCTGTTCGGACTCTAGCTCTGAGGGTAGCTGTCTTCCCAGTGATGTCCGCAAGGTTGACGCTTGGGGCCTGAGTCAACTGCCCTACAGATCCGGAGGGTGATATGACCTTGGCTGCAGATGATCCCCTGAATGTGATGGTGGATTCCCTGGTGACCGTGGGAGAGTTCACCGGAGTCCATGAGTCAGGGGTGGTATTCAGGCTGTCCCAGTCCTCCATGTTCCCATTGGAGAGCAGGTCATCAACAACCAGGCTCTCGTCTCTGACTGGCAGGTAAAGCGTAGGATATAGAAGACGTGCTGCTCTGTTTATGGACTCCCTTTTGATGGCAGGGTCCCAGCGGTGAAGCTCGTAGCTAATGCCGGTATCTATCTGCCCACCAGTAAAGGCCTGCTCCACCGATCCGGTTGGGGAGTCTCCGTCAGCACCTTCTGGGCTGTAGGCTCTGATGCGCCTGACCTCTTGATCTGCGGCTGACGTTGAGTCAGCTATGCGGATGTACCAAGACTCACAGAAGTCTGGGTCTCCACCTCCAGCCAAGTTTCTGAGGCCAGCGTCCACCCAGGTGAGCCTCGCCGCATCCCCGGCAGCAGTAGTAGTTAGGGATAGGTAGTCAGATATCCGCTCAGAAAGGAACTGAAGAAGAAGGAGGCCAGTCGTGGTAGCCATTAGGTTATGTCATCCCCAATCGTTATGGTGATGTAGTCCTTACCCCCAGGGAATGTCTGGACCTTACCATTAGAAAGGGTGACCTGCCACTCTGCTTCATAGACATCCGCTGTATCCGTGTTGGATGCAGTCCAGTTGTATCTGACCCTGCCATTGATGGCCGTGCCCACTATAACAGCAGCTGACCCGTTCACCTTCACGCTCCCTGCAGGCTTTACTCTCATGTTGAAGATCACGGTGGCACCAGTCAGGTTCACAGCCAGGCCATTGGCATCCGTGAGTTTTGCCTCTATGGAAGGACTGGTGTCATTCTGCTTGAGTTTAAACTCAGAATGCGGCATCAGGCGTTACCCACTATAGTAACATTACCTGCACCTTCACTTACTAAGAGGACCTTTCCAGGCCCTCTGACACCTGTACCGTCTGGGGAGAAGACAGGAGTGGAGAGCTGCATAAAGAAGTCCGGGTAATTGTGGATGGCTCCATAGAGCTGCTCAGACGTGTATTCTGGCATAAGCTGAGTGGATTGGTTCTGCCAAGCTGCAGCAAATTTCGCAAAGACTTCTGGATCCTGCTCAAAGAAAAGGTAAGGAAGTGAGTACGAGTATAGAATTGCAAGAACAGGATTCTCATCCCAGACTCCTACACCAGAATTGGTACTGAAGCTCTCTAAGACAAGTGTATCCCCGCTCTCCAGGAGGAGGTTCCCCGAGCCGTCTTCTAATTGAAGTGCTCCACCTGTTTGGGGCGCTAAGAAAAACATAAAGTGGGAATGTCTACAAAGATAAACATTTCAGTCTGGGATACCAAGGCACTACTTCGTAACCTCCAAAATGACGATGCTAGACGCCAGCTTCCCACCATAGTACCGGTTAGTACCGTTGCCGTTAAATGTGTAAGTGGCTGAGGCGTTAGTGCCAACACGAACTCTAAACGTGGTGGATAATTCGGTTCCCGCGTCCATTACATGAATAAAACTGATTTCCTGAAACTTCCCACCTAACTCCTGTATTGCCCCTACAGCCAGTGCGTTAGCATCGTCATCCTGAAACAACATAGCTGTAACAATCGCATCATGGCTAGAACCACCTTGGACTACCACCATAATAATCAGCCGATTGTCCGTAGATTTCGGCGTGATGGCCAGGGTCATGTACTCGACCCCTTCGTCGATTTGGGGGATGGTGTCATCAAATGGGACGGTTGTGGAGCCTGATGCTGAGGCCCCAGTTATAATGTCAACTTGCTGGACCAGCGACCTCACGTTTTTTGCAAGGATCTTCTTGGACTCGTTGGCAGCAGATTCGGACACATCACGGAGGTAGAACTCGTCATCATCAGCAGGAACAGTTGTCAGTTCAGTTAGAGCACTTAGTTTTGTGTCAGCCATTACGTGTGCCATTACGTGTCATATCCCCGCTCCATGACCTTATGGAGCCTGTACCTATTTTCCATGGCTTCGATCTTCTTCATAAAGGGGGAGCAGCCCGTGTTGCAGGCCTTCTTTCCGCAGGTAGGAGCATTACAGAGGAAGCAGTAGCCACGCTTCACCCCGGAGCCGAAGTGTACGTGGACCTGGAACTGACAGTGACAGCAGTGAAAGGTGTCGCTTTCTCTAATCCCATAGGGGTCTGTGATTATTGAATAACCTATGGGACTGTTACTGTAGCCAGTAACCACTTATTCAATCCAACTCATGCCAATCATGTACTCAGTAACGGCTGAGGCATGATCAGCCTTCCCTCCAAACCCGTCTGTAGTAGTAGCAGGAGCGACAAATTCTCCGCCAGGAGGTGCGACCCATCTGTAGGTAGCGCGGTGGTTCAATGGGACCCTTAACATGTCACCATCCGCCGGAACCGCAAGTCCCTGGGTTGTAGAAGTATTGACGTATGTTGGCTCCGTAGTAGTGACATTGGAGATGAATACGCTCCTAGACACTACATCTGCTGCATCCTCCATCTGGGTAGCCGTTACAGTAGTGCCAGCAGAACCAGGCGCAGTCACCTGCCCGATTAGATACACCGATGTTAGGTCAGCCGGAGTACCGATGTTACCCATGTTAATCTCAAACACCCAGAGCCTGTGGGCCGTCGAAGCATTTACGGTCAACGATGCAGCCGTGTCTGCGGGATTTGTTAGAAGTTGAAATCCATCTGCGTGATACTTTGCACCTGGCATGATCTCTCCTTACCTAAGAACCTTATGATACTGTGGACCTGCCATTAGGTGAGCCTCCTCTTATTTCACCGGACTGGTTCTTCACATTTCAGCCGTAGCATCTCTTCTACTTGTGCTGGAGTCCAGGAGCCCGACGGCAAGGCTAGTAGCTCAGCTGTCCGGGCAGTATTCGCTACACGGATCCGTTCCTTCTCTTCGATACCTGCTGTATATTCCTGGGTCCAGGTGGTCACCTGACTAGTAGTCGGCCTTGACCCCAACGCCTCTGGCCAACCCACCAATACTTCTTCCCGTGTGGTGATCCCAGGGTAGTTATCAAATTTCCAGCCTAGAACTAATCCCAGCATTACGATTCAACCTCCAAAATAACAATGCTAGAAGCCATAACCCCTCCATGCTGGCGACCAGTACCGATGCCGTTGAAAGTACAAGTACCGGCTACGTTTGCCGCGCCGTGCGCTTTGAAGGTAGTGGACGAGGTGGTTCCAGCATCCATGGTATGAATAACGGTAATGGTTTGTGCTTTGTCTGCCCCTGCGTCGGACAGCGACTGCGAGGATGCTAACGCACCAGCAGTTGTGTCCTGAAAGATAATTGCACTTAGTATACTATTTGCAGCCGATCCAGACAGCATCATGGTTACAGTAATGATTAGTCTATTATCTGTAGCCTTTGGCGTAATAGCCAGGGTCATGAATTCGTTACTCTCAGTATTTTGAGGGATGGTGTCATCGCTAGGGGTCACGTTGGTACCAGAGGCTACCGCCCCGGTTATGGTATCTACCCGTTGGACCACCAGGCCGCCACCGCTAGACGGTGCATGAAAAGGCATTGTTCCCCCCTAGGAATAGACCACGTTGACGATAAGGCCCGTTGACGGGTCTCCGCTGCCTGTAGGTGTGGTCGTGCAGGCATAAGTAATGGCAGTGGCGAAGTTAATCCCCATGGCATAGAGCTTGTCCATAGCCCCGTCCTTGGTACCATCTCCAGCAGGGACCAGAAGGCTTAGCTTAGGAGTGGTGCTACCTACAGTGACGGATCCTGTGGCTACGTCAAAGAGCTGTAGGTATCCGTCGGCAGAGTTGGGGTTGGATACTTCCAGTGCCCACAAAGTTCCAGCAGATGTCTTAACGGCCTGGGCGGTATTGTCACCGTCGGAGTCGAACAGAGTGGAAGCACCAAACTGGGAGACATTATCCCGGTAGACCTCAACAATGAGGTTGCCTTCCGGAGTAGATCGAATGCGCCTTACGTCACCCTCTCCAGCGGCAGTAGGAGACGTATCATCTACGCTACCGCCCATCTGGACTGGGTTCCCTACCTCAGCAGCATCCGAGGAGGCCATTCCCTGAACAGCGACTATAGCCCGTGACTGAAAAGGGATCGTTCTATAAACGACGGTCAGAGTTCCAGTGGTTCCGGCTCCACAATTAATACGAACCTGGGCGAGAGGACCAAGAACCTCGTATAGGACAGCTGTGGAGGGGGAGGATATTTGAGCCACTGAAGGAGCCACATCTATCTGATCGCGGCGAATGTAGGGGACATTGAAGAAGGTGGCACCATCGGGAGTGGTTTGAAAGTCTACGGTGCCATCCCAAGAAGAAGCCCCAGTGATTTCCACCAGGACCGAACCACCATCAGCATTGAAGTCCTCATTCGCAGCAGTAGTGGTTACAGAGAAGGTATTCCTAACAGTCATTGCGCCTCCAGACGCCTACTACCACGCCACCAGACGCAGTAGGTGCTTAGTCCTATGTCGATGGATAACTCTCTGTACGAATGGTCTCCGAACTCTACAGCGGGACTGTAGGGGAACCGCCACCATCTGCTCTTCCGGAACCCCGGAAGTAGACGATAAGCATGGTCCCGTCTGAACTGTCATCGGAGAAGATCTTGGCCAGGTGCTCACTTGGGCGCAGTCGGAAGGGAGTGAGAGCCGGGACCGCGTGTCCGAAGGTGGCTGACGGAGTTCCGGTTGGGTGCCAGTGGACTGGTTTGGAGCTGGGTGTGTAAACCAGGATCTCCCCGGTGTGGGCCGGGATGGTTCCACCAGCGGTAGCTATATCCTCCGCCGATGATCCCATGGCAAGGGATTCCACGGAGATTATGGGGTCTCTGTGCTGTATTTTACTGTTTGCCATACCTCATCTCCTTCTCCCAAGCAGTAACATTCTGCTTACGCTCCGCCATGTTGCCACCTTTGGGGAAGTCATAATAAGGGATCAAGTGTTCTTTCAGGAAATCCTGTACGGTTCCCGGATGATCTGGGTTGGGCCAGTCTCTTGCAGCGAAAGCAGCTCGGGTCATTTTGGCCTTCATCACTGGGCCTTCATCACAATCTATGATGGTCTGCAGATCAGGAGACAGGAGATTTTCAGCGGGGACTGCAATGGTAGGTGATTTTGGCATTTCCGCCTGCCTGTTTATCCAATCCTGATGCTTGGGTCCTTTCTCGTGGATGACATTGTAACCCCTGGTGATCCTGATGCCACAGGCACAGGTGTACTTTTCTTTCTTGGGCTTTTCCGTAGTTACCATGAATCCTCCGGGGTAAGTTCCTCGTTGGTGATTACCCAGTCTACCCCCATCCAACCAAACAGCCTGGTGAGCCAGTTCTTCTTTATCTTGCCCCTTTTGATGCTGTTGATAAGATGGAGGTTGGCGTTCAGGAAGTCTGAAGCTGGCCTACTTTTGTTTGGCTCCGGGCCCTTCTTTACAGTATTGATGTGCATGAAGGTCCGGTCTATTCGGCCCCTCAGTTTCACCCAATCTGGGGCCGAGAGAGTGTCTTCCCCTATATGGAGAAGCTCTGTTTGCTCATCCAGCTTTACTGACTGTCCCCCCACTTGCCATTTGGTGAAGGTTACAAGCAGAGGATTTTTCTTGGGTTCATGCTTATTTTCTACCAGGGGGACCCCGCTGGGCCGTGCTAGGTCCTTGGATGTCAGGGTCATGTCCTTAAACCCCTAGAAGGACTACATGGACTCCCAGCAGGCCGGGGTCATCACCGCCAGAACCTTCAGCAGCTTTGGCCACGTTGATGCCTACCCAGTTCCAAGGGTCTTGCTGGCCGGAATTGTCGAAGGCAGCGGACACGTCCACGGTATTGATGTCATTGGCGGCTACAGTCAAAGCTGCGGCAGAGATTCCATCAGCGTGGGTTGTGGTAGCTTCATCGTCTACACCAGCAGCTACATCTATGGTGTAGGTGTCCGAGGAGTCCAGGGCCGTGCCGCCAGCAACCCAGGCCAGGTACTGCTTGACATTCCCGACCACGTTCTGGGGGACCATGTAGTTACCATAAGCTTCCCCAGAGTTGTCGATGAGGTTCATGCCGCCAAAGTCGTTGCTGGCGAGGGCAATGTTGTTATCTGTGTTTACTGTGAACGGGACAGTGAAGGACACCTCGTAAGGGATCAGGATCCTTGCGTGAACTGAGCTGGTGGACAGGGTGAAGCCAATCACCTGCACAAGGTTACTTGCTGAAGTAGGCCTGCTCCCTATGGACCCAGCCGTAGTGCTAAGGTAAAGGGTCTGGCCCTGAGTATAGGGTGCATCTACGTCCTCGATGATGCACTCTGTGCAGAGGTTGCCCTCCACACCGGAGGCGTAGGAAGCGGTGGATATGGCCTCACCAAATTTGGTGTTGTCATCGGCATCGGCAAGTTCCCAGTCGGTGCCGTCAAAGTACAAGATGTCCCCGGCTGTTACGGCTGTGGAGCCGATAGTACCCTGGAAAACACCTCTTGCGCGTTTAACAAATGGATCTGCCATGGTTCAAAACTCCTTCTGCTGAAGCTTTACTGTACCTAGACTTTTTAGGCTGCGGAGTCGATTCCGCCCAGGCCTATAATCTGTTTAGTGGAGAAAGTCAGGCCCTGTAGGTAAACCACAAGCCTGAACTCCTCAATTTCCTCATCACGCTTGATACCCAGACGGCGCATCCGAGGCTGCATCACCGGGCCATTGTGTAGTAGGGTGTACCCTTCCTTTTCCTCCCCAAATCTGACAGCGAAGATGCTAGTGGCTGTTGAGGAAGACCAGGTGCTTGAGTCGTTGTAGACCTCAGCATCCGTGATGAAGTTGGTTCGGATAATGGGTATACCGTCGTACTTGTCTACGAAGTGCCCGAACATCTCTACGCTGTGCTCATATATCCCCGATACTGAGGATGCCCTGGCAATGGAGGTGAGCTTCCGACGCATGGTGTTGTTCATGATCAGAGCATCAGGCTTGGTCATGCCATCATCTATCTGGTCTATCATGGCATCTAGCCTGTCCAGGGTAAGCTCTGTCTCTGCTGTCCCCGGACCGTCTACGTTGCCGTCATCCATGGCCATCATACGAGTCTCAGCCCGACAAAGGGAGTCGAGGCCCTCAAACTCTGTAGTGGTGGCTTCAGGCTCACCCTGGATCACCAGACGGGAGATCTCTCTGGTTAGAGACTTGGCCATCAGGGACATCAGGACTGCATTGGGGTCCTGGATGGAACCCCGAGTGTCCCGGATGTACATATCCACGCCAGACTGGGCACCCACGGTTACCAGGGAGGCAGTCTTTTTGGTGAAGGTGGGCTTGGTGGTTTCCCAGGTATCTCCTACTGTGTGGGTCTCTGAGCTGGGAAGGGTTAACTCCCGGTTGTAGACCAGAGAGTTGCCCTCAAAGGACTTGAACCGGAGCATCGCCATCAAGAAGTCCGCCGTGAGGATCTCCTTGAATACACCTTTGACTACTGGATCTTTTTCGAGCTTTGCCCACTCGGTTAGTTGATCAGCCATCTAGTCCTCCTTGGAGGGATTAGTCAGTAAAAATACTGGACCGTTTGCCTGATGCAAGGCCTTTCCTTATTAGGTCCAGTCCTGACATAGCATCTAGGTTGGTTAAAGTTCCAGAGCCTGGCCCGGTGTCGAGTTCCCCTAGGCCTGACTCTTCCTCTTCTGCTTTTTTAGCTGTAGCTGCTTCTTCTCTGGTTTTCTTGTCGGCTTCCTTTAAGTTAGCCCTCTCGTTGGAGACCACCAATTTGGAGGCTGAAAGGACTACCTCGGTCAAACCATTGAAGTCCCTGTACCCTGAATCCTTCAGGGACTTGAGGCCAGCTTGCCATTCCCCGCGCACCTGCTCCACTTGCCCCTTGCTAAGGAGGAGATTGTCCTCATCGTCATGGACTGAGTGAGCGAGAGCTTCAGAAATCCTCTGGTACTGTGCCTCAAGGACACCGGTAGCCCTTTCCCTGGTCTGCTCATTCTGGATCTTCCCAATTTCCTGCCCAAGGTCAAGGGTGCTATCCGGAGCTTGGGCTGAAACGAAAGCCGATACCATCTTGGATATGCCAGCCATCTCGGTCTTGAGCTCAGTTATCTCGTTCTCACGAGCTTCCCGAACCCTGGTACGGCCATCTTGGGTCTTTTGTTTTTGCTCTAGATCCTTTAACCGAGTCTCAGATTCCTCAAACCGGGCCTTCCAGTCAGTCTCTTTCTCTGTGCCTTTGTCCGGCTCTTTGTTAGACTCAGTTTCAGTGCTAGTCCCCTCAGCGAACTCTAGGGAGCTTTCTTCTGGAGCAGATTGATCAGAGTTGAATCCGTTCTCAGAAAGGTCAGCTAGGTGAGCCAAGGGATCCTTTAGGTCTGGGGTAGCCATGTCGTGTCGCCTCCAGTGGGTTTACCCTTTTAAAGAGGGGGTGCCACAGATCTAAAACACAAAAAACGCCAGAGAGAAATAAATCTCTTTGGCGTCTTCTGCGCTCAGGTAGGGAAATTGGTTCCTAGTTCAAGCTATCACGGGCTGCAGTTTTCTGTCAAGTTTTTGGGTCGTAGGAGTGATTGTGAACATTCGCTTACAGCTTGATCTAGAGCACAACACCTTCATCGTGTAGTTGGTGCCAGAGATCATACATACGAGCTTTCCGCAATGTGGGCACCTAACGGGCACCGATTCCCTCCAGTCTCTCCCGTTCCTCCCGTTCCTTCTTCGCTCTCTCCTGTAGTAGCCTCTCGAAAGTCGCAACACCTGCTTCAGTTTCAGGGGTCGCGTCATACCCCCATTTAACCAGTAAGGAGTCCACCGTAGGGAAGTCCTTTAGGCCGGTCTGCTCCTGTTGGATTACATCTCTGATCGCCCGTAAGGTCTTCTCAGCAAATCTTATTACGGGGCGGTTCCTTTCAAGGAAATCCCGCCTTTCCACGGTCTCCACTATGCCCCGGTATTCCTCCCAGATTACAGCCTGGTGAGGAGCCAGGAATTCTCTTTTCACTTGCTCCACAGACTCCTCCCAGTAGCCTTTAAGGATCTCCCGGTCTTCTCGTAGCTGCTTGGCCAGGGGATGCTCATTCCGGTGGATAAAAGCCTCCACTCCATCAATTACCTCATCCCCAAAACCGTCTGGTGGGTCCTCGCGTAGCTCTCTAAGCAGCCGTTCCCTCTCTGAAAAGTTGTACTGAAGAGTAGCCGGGTTTTCCAGGGAAGGATCCTGAACTGCCCTCATGTAGGCGTCAAGGGCAATA